GGCGAGTATCCCGTGGCTCTTGGCGTCATCAATCCAGGCATTCATCTCGTTGAGAATGTCCTCGCGCTGGCTCGGGCTGGTTGCTCGCATAATGTCGCGCCGGCCCCGCTCAAGGTCAGCCTTGAGGGTGGCGCTGCGGACCTTCTGCTCAGTGGTCCAGGAAGCAGATTTCACATCCGCCATGCCGCTGCTGATGTACGAGTCTGCGTCCATCTCAAACAGGGCGGACGCCCTCCTACCCCGGACCAGCTTGCCGGCCTCGGCGCGAGCCTCCTTCATGGCCTCGTTGTACAGGTTCTCGTAGTCACCGTACTGGTCGCTGCGTGACAAGCGATCCATGACGTCTATGCGGGCGGAGTTGAGAACGGACTGGGCCTTGATCAGGTCCGACTTGTCCTGCCTCTCGAACGCGTTCTTGGCGATGGAGGACAGCATGTTGCCGGTGGCCTCCAGGCCAGACATGTCCGAGGCAATCCGTATGTTGCCCGTGCGGCCTTGAACGCTCTGCAGGCCTATCGCTTCTGGGTCAGGTAAGTTGGGCATTTACTAAGCCTTAAATCGGTCGTAAAGGGTGCCGACGCCCTCAGAGATAGTGCCCACGGATTTCAGAATGCCCTGTGCGCGGGCTTGTTTGCCCATGGCGCGAGTGGCCTGCCCCTGGGTTCTCAGGGTGTCGGCCTCGGTGGCACCGGAGTACAGCTTAGCCATGGCGTTGTACTCGGAGCGGGCCGCGATGCGGTTCTCCACGTCCTGCACGGTGGCATCATCCGCGCCGGCACCCGAAGCTGCCGCCACTGCCTTCGAGCGAGAGAGGGCTATATCGCCCTGTCGCAGAACCTCTGCGGCATCACGCTGCGCGGACGCCTGGCTCTCGTTGGCCTGGCGATCCATCATCTCGCCCTGCAGGTCCGCGATCTTCTTCTGATCCGACCCCTGCCTGATCTGCGAGTAAGCGGTGACCAGCGTCCCGGCTACCATCAATGGCAACACCAACTGTCCCATCTATAAACCTCCATACCTCCTCATCCACCCGCTCAAAGCCGAGGTGAGTAAGGAACGACTCTGATGTCGGCTCACTATGCTCCTGGTACGCAATGACCGGTAGCAAGCAATTCCGCATGATACGACGGACTGCTGCCGCCGTCCTATAAATCGAGACCGGGTGGTCTCTTAGATCCTCGGGAATGTCCGCAAACGCCACCCAATATCCGCCATCCAGCCAGACCCCGCCCAGGCCGCGCACCTTATCGCCCTCCATCAAGGCAGCTCCCCTGAAGTGGGTGAAAGGCGACATGTCGAAGAAGTCCTCGAAGATGTCCCTTGTTAGTGGGACCACCCTCACCGGTCGTACTCCGTATCCAAAAGCACGGCCATCACCGTGGCGTGCTTGGGTGCCTGGCCCTGCAAGCATACCCGGGCATCGGTCTCCACCGTGCCGTTGAACGGGATGAAGGGCTCATCATAGGCCTGGTAGTCCGACGACACCGTGGTCTCATCTTCTATGACAGGCAGATTGTCCATGGTGGTAAAATCCTGCCCGTACTCCAGCCCTTGCCGGTGGGTGGGGCCGAGGATCAGGCCAATCTGGCGGATCATCTTATCTATGTTCAGGAAGGGGCGCGTCTGGCTGGACAGCTTGGTGGACTTAAACTGCGCGGTGTAGGGCAGCCCGACTATAACGTCGGACGCTGCGGTGCTCAGCGCAATGGCTCCGCCGGAAACCGTGTGCAGCTCGGGGGCCCCGTTTGAATCGACAATGGCATCCCCATCGGCCCAGACCACCACACTCTCACCGTTGAGGTGCGATAGCCCGGTAATGGACGTGGTTGCAGCGCCGGAATAGACAACGTGTGAGTCAACACACTTATTGGTGGTGCCCCCTTGACACTCGGACTCAAGCGCCCACTTCTCGATAAACCGACCCGTGTCGCGGTTTATGACATAGTAGACTTGGTCCTCATCGGTGCCTGGCAGCACCACACACTGCTCCACATTGCCATCAGTTTCAAACCGTACCCAGCACTGCACGTCTTCCACGTCGTCAAAGACAAGGATGACCACGTTGCCGTCGTCCAGCACGCAGTGGATGCGTGTGTCTGGCTGTCGTTGCACAGCGACCTGCCGCACGCCTGGGCTCGCCACGTCCGGGTAGATCCGGGTGAGGTCGGTGGAGGCGTAGTCGAACTTGCCCCCGTCGTAGCCCATTAGGTACACGCGCAGGCCGGAGCGTTGAACGAAGATGCCTGAAGTGTCCACAGCAATGGCGGCCATCTCGGCACTTCCCTGCGTGGACGAGTTCTTGAGACTGAACGCAGTGGGAGTTAGGGGCTCATCGAAGGAGGAGGACCGGGCCCCCTTCTCCGCGCTGTCCGTGCCTATCATGAGCCGCAAAAGCGGCAACAGCCAGTTAATGCGGTCCACCGGGCCCTGCCCAATGGTCCTGGAAATCGGCCCCGAATCGCCTTCAATGAAGTCGTCGAAACCCTCGAACGCGTCCGAGGCCGACCCCCAGATGTTGTCCTTGCCGGCCCACCAGGTCCTGCCCTCATAGAGGGCCACTGCGGAGGGGAAGCCGCGATAGGTGCTCCAGAATCCTTCAGCCCACAGGGCCGAGGCTTCGGTGCCGCCAAGGTTCTTGATTACGGATGCGGTGACCGTGGTCTCGTTGGTCACCGTGCGGATCTTTGTGATGCCTATGATCGAGCCACCGTTGTAGGTTAAGGTGGCAGCGGCTGTGCCAGACGTGTACGCAGTCATCTGCAAACGGTAGTAGGTGATCTGGTTGTCCAGGCCATCGTCGTAGGTGAGCGAGGTCGCCCCGGTCCAGGACTGCACGTCCACCCATGATCCAGGCTCAACCACGGAACGCTGCAGGGTAACCGTGCCTACAAAGGTGCCCGAGATCTGTACGATGAAGCGGCGCGTGTTCTCCACGCCCGTGACGCGGATCTCGTCGGTGGCCGCGTTCAGGGCACCCAGGTTGGCCGTGACAATCTGTCCAACGGACTCGATGCGAAACAGTGCGCCGGCATGGCCCGACTTGAACAAGGGCCTCGACGCCGTCAGGGTCACCTCACCCTGAATCGCAGAAGCAGAGATGGTGATGTCGCCTGTGTTCTCCGGGCGGAAGGGGCCGTCAAGCGGCTCGTACTTCACCAGCGACCAAGTGCGCGTGGCACGGCGCTCAATCTTGTATTGGTGGTAGCCCTCGCAGGCCAGGTAAATCACGTCCGCCGACTGGTCGTAGCGGATCTTCTCCAGGTCCGCCTCAGCGTAGGGGCTGGTCAGGGAGATCGCTCCGCTGCCTTCCATCGCGATGGAGTCCACCAGCTTCTGCCATCGGTCCCGGTTGGAAAACTCCACCCAGATGCTGGCACCTGTGGGGGTCACTGCCAGAGAGTGCTCGCCAGTTCCCAGCTCCCCGGAAAACAAGTCATCGTCGTCTTCTGTGGAACCCATCCTCACAGTGACGGGGCCCTGCTGGATGATAATCTTGATGCCGTGCTCGGTGTTCTGGTCAGCAGCGGCCACCGTCAACTGCTGGGTCTGCTTGGCGGCGTCTGTACCGGTGCCGGTCAGTCCCATGTAGCCGCCCGCTACGTGGGCCGAGGACGCTGTGCCCTCGTCATTGTCTGTCCAGCCGGTAGTGATGTCAGAATCGAAGGTGCCGTTGGTGATCGTGGTGGAGCGGGCTGTGCGCGTAATCACTGCCTCGTCCACATGGACGGTCATCAGGACGTTCCTGAACTCCACCAGGGCCAAGTCGTTGGTGGCGAAGACGAAAGGCACGAGGAACGCCTGGCCCGAGAGAGTCGATATGTACTCCAGCCCAGGGCGTAGCATCATGGGTCCGAAGACACGGGGCATCCAGTTGGTCTGAGTCTCGGCTGACAGTGCTACCCTGTCCAGGTCCGTCCTGGCCAAGGCCAGAGGAGATACGAGCCCCCGGTTAAAGGTAAGTAACTGGCTGGTGTCACGAGGCATCGGCGTATGCCCAGCTATACCCTCCGTGGGTCTTCAGCCGGCCTCTTGCCGCAGAAACCACGCTCGCTCGCCGGAAGCCATTCCTTCCTGCCTCGGAAGCAGACGCGAACACCAACGGACTACGCCCAGGAGCGGTTGCTATAACCGGGCGTCGGGTATCCTGTCCCAACGCTCGCCTAGCGTGCTCCTGGTTCTCAGCGTCCGTACACCACTCAAGGTTCTCGGGCCGGTTGTCAGTCTTCACCCCGTTGAGGTGATTAACGTAATCCTTGCCTGGCTTGCGAGGAACGAAGGCAGTCGCCACTAGACGGTGGACGCTGGCAAACGCTCTAACGCCGCCGGCACACAGCTCCAGTCGGAGGTATCCCTTGCCGGTTGGGTAGGCACCCCTAACCTTTCCTCGTCGCTTGTGGAGCAACCCCCGGTTGGGAACCAACCTATCAAGAGACCGGACCCTCCCCTGCGAAGAGACCTCGTAGATCCCCTCGTAGCCCTCTATGGGACGCCACTCCTCCATAGTCAGACCCTGGGTCCGCGAGAGCGTGACCAGGACCCGTGGGGCGGAAACCGGGCGGGCTCGTTCATGGCGTCGCTTGAGCGGGCCTCGCGCAGAGCCAGGTCCCGGGCCTGAAACAGCCGCCTCTCGGCCTCATCAGACAGCGAGGTGGCCCTTGCCCGAATGCGCCAGGCCAGGTCGTGCTCACAGAAGGCTGTGAACTTCTCCGGCCACAAAGCGAGGTCGTTGCCGTATGACGAGTCGTTGGACACGTAGCTCACGTAAATGACCTGCAGGTCGGAATACCACCGGCCCCGCTCATCCTCGTACCGGGTGAGCGGCGCGTTGAAGTAGGGGTCGGACGCCACGCCTGCAGTGCGTATCCAGTCAGAGGGCTTGATGAACCCGTGCGTGTAGCCGAAGTCCGGGTCAATGCCGGCGTCGTAGTTGCGCTCGGTGGTGCGAATCGCGAAGTTCCACAGGCCGTCCGATAGCCAGCGGTCCACAATGTCGCCGCTGTCCCATGCGGTATCCAACGAACGTCGGTGCTCGTTGTTATCGGTCAGGGCGGAGAGGGATCGCTCTCCGAGTAACAGCAAGGCCTGGTTGTACAGCTTGAGCCTTGATGTGGCCAAAGGTTACCTCCGCAATGCAGCGACGTAGTCCTTCAAATCCCGTTCAGCCTCTGCCCTACTACCAAGCCCGGAGAAGATGCGCTCGCTATCGCTCAGGCGATAGATGCCCCACTTCGTGGTGGGGTTGCCCCACTTAACCTCGTACTCGCTCACGTCCACAATCTCATTAACCTCCAGGTTATGGAAGCTCAGGATCTGGGCGTTGACCCACAAGTCGCCCGTGCCCAGCACGATCATCTCGGCGAACCAGGTCATGTTCTCCGCGTAGACGTCGATGCGGTCACAGGGATTGATGACGTTGGCCACCAGCTTCCAGAAGGCCGGGTCGGTCAGGTCTTCTCTGACAACTTCGGGGCCAACAGTAGCAACGTGGTGTAGACGGGCCGCCCGAGCATGTGTCAGGCGAGAGCGTACAAGAGGAGACGCGGGACTACGCACTGCTTCCAGTGCAGATTCGGTCTGGACTTCTTGGGTCTGGGCAGCTTCTGCCATGAGGACTCCGTAAAATAGGAAACGGTGGGCCCATAATAGAGCCCACCGTCCACATCAGGCAACCAACCTAAGAGGTTACTGCCTGAGACTCCAGGGCCGTAGCCGCGCCGCCAGACGTGACTGCCGTCACGAAGGCGACTCCCCCATCAGGCGCGCTTGAGTCGAAGATGACGACAAAGTCGCCAACATTCATACCCAGATCGTCACCGTTGGAGAAGTAGTCGGCTGCCGTGACCGTAGCCACGTCATCAGTGGATGTGTACATCCAGATCTTCTGCCCAGGGCCTGAGTTCACCAGAGTCGGAGGACTAGCAGTTGAATAAGCCATTAACAATACCTCCTTAGTCCGCCGTCAGAGCCGAGCCATCATGGTCCATGACTACCACGCCGCTGTTCTGCAGCAGCTTGGAGCCCATGTAGATGGTGGTTCTTGCCCATGAGCGGTCTTGCTCTTCATCGTAACCAACGCGTGCGTCAATTCCCGCCACGTTGGCCGCGTGGCCAATGGCGTTCTTGTGGAACATGAAGCACTTCTCTGCACTGGTCCCGACGCCCGGCACGTTGGGGTGAACGATCCACTTAATGCCCATCCACATGTAGTAGCCGGGCAGGTCGCTCCAGTCCATCTCGCCAGATTCGAGCGGCTTCTTGGTGACATAGTCACTGTTGCCAAACTCTTTCACCTGGTTGATGTACGCCTCAAAGGCCGGAGAAATAAGCGCACAGATCTGGCCGTCAAACGGCACCTCTGCTACGCCAAGAATGGTTTTCGCACGCGTGACCAGGTCCAGGTTCGCAGGCACGCCTGCGCCGGAGTTCACCGTCACCGTGCCCGTGTTCAGGGCGGTGATGATGTCATCGTCGATAGTGCGATTGATTACGCCCATCGAGGTCATCTGCATGATGCGCCGCTGGTCTCCCTGCGACTCGAAAACATTGAAACCGGACTTGCGAACCAGGTCATGGTTCTCAGTCAGGGTTGCGGTCAACTGGGTGTTGTTGTCCGCTCGGGCGGTGATGTCACCGTCCAGACCGCGTGTCACTGCGGTCGCACCGCCAGAGTCAGCTACCAGGAACGTCGCTTGGTTGCCCTTGAATTGCGCTTCGGTCGTAACCGCATCACGCAACAGGGACTGCCGCTGCTCGAACCCGTGGATGTACTCCTGGCGATATTGGATCTGTGGGGCGTTGTCCGCCATGATTCCAATCTCCTATGTACTAACGAAGTTTGGTGCATCAGGCTTCGGGTGGCCGCATTGCTGTTTCCATCTGGGGGGTCCTTGCGGGGCCAGACTTTCACGGCTGCGGGGCGTTGCCGCTACATCGGTAAGGTCGTTGCCGGGCCTGTTGCCAGGGGTATCGGCTAACCTTGAGAACGCATTCTACGGGGGGCGGGCCTCGTGTCAAGTGCCCGCCCACCCCACTTAGCTGCTGAGGCTTGCCATGCGGGGACTGCAGGGCGGGCGGCTAATTCTAGCACGCGCTGCTAACAAAACGCTCCCCACATTCAATCCGCTTCGAGCAACTCGATTTTCTTTTGCAGATAGTGCGCGGCCTTCAAGAGATCCGTTTTCCGGTCACCCTTGGATCTGAGAAGATACTTGATTACATTGCCCTCGAAAAAGTCGAGGTCGTATTCTTCTATGACGTCCCAGGGTTGGATGGCACGCAGCCGATAGTGATCGCCGCCGACCTGCGTGTCGCTCGCGCTCATTTTACTTCTCTCAAACCGGCCCGCGACAGATAATCGACCAGCTCGGTCATCAGCTCCAGGTGCATAGCCACCAACGCGAGCCAGCAATCATTCAGATCGACAGGACCCTCCGGCCCATCAGCGGCCACCCCGCTAAGGTCCAGGTCCTCCAAAGACATCAGCACACTGAGACTGCTCGACAGCGAATCGTGAAATCCTTGTAGGCCATCGTACTGCTGCTGGACCAGCTTCATATCAATCATTGCTTCTCACCCTCACGATGCTGGCAACATGCCGTTCCACCTCGCCGAACTCCCGGTGGTGGACGATGGCGTTCATTTCGCGCATGGCTCGGTATCCCTTTGCATTGGTCCAGGCGTCTTTCGCCGCCAGTGTCCTGAAAAACTCGACCCCCACCCCGGACGGTTCGTGCTTCCGCTGGGTGTGGAAGTGGCCCAAATACCAATACCGGAACTCTGTTGCCGCCCACTCTTGGGGGCAGTCCTGAGCCAGGATTCCCGGCAGCTCTTGGATCTTCACATCATGTCCGTGGGTTGATCCGATCAGGCTTTTACCGAACTGATAGTACCAAAATGGATTGGGTGACGCGTCCACTTTGACCCTCGGCTCTTTCTCGTAGAACGCGTCCAGGATGAGTGCCAGCGCGTGACTGGTGTGATCGTCGTGGTTGCCAATGTTGTTGCGGACGATGACCTTCTTGTGCTTTTTGAGCGCGGCCTCGATGCAGGCCCGCATCGTCGCTGCGCCCATTCTCATCACGCGAGGCCACCGTGTATCAACATCCAACGGGTTTTTGCCTCGTGTAGTTACGTTCTGCTGATTGTCGGCGTGGAAAAAATCGCCCAGGTTCAGGATGATGGCCAGATCGCTAGGCGGGGCCGCTTCCGCCAATCGCGTCGTTGCAGAGATCAGATCTTGCGCCGCGATGTCAGTGTCAAAATCTTCGCCGGCTTCTTCTCCCCAAGCGTACATCCCCAGGTGGGGGTCGCCCATAACGTAACAGGTCAGCCGATCTTTGGAGGAGACCTTGGGCACCTTGACTTTTTTGGCTACTCCCCGGACTTCATCAGCAAGCTCCATAGCAAACGCACGCATCTGCTCAGCCTTTTGCTGCTCTTCAACCTGAGTCTTGTTCCACTGAATGATTACGTTGCCGTCAGCGTCGTAAAGCGTGGATGTACCTTTGACGAAATAGCCGGGGGCCGCCGCGTGGGTCATGTCGTGCGCGGGAGAGAATCCTCGCTTTGTGGCGCGGGCACGCACTTGCCCCACGGCATCCGTGACGGTGGTGTGAGAGATCCCCATGGCTTTAGCCGCTGCGCGTGTCGTGCCGTGTTTGATCAGCATCTCAATCTTTTCGCGCTGCTTCGGCGTGGGCTCGCCGTATTCCAGCAACAGCCCCAGTTCCCTGGGATCATGCGATGCCGGGTGGCTTAAATGTGGTGAAGGCTTCGTCATGATTTCACCCGAAGCCCAATATGCACGGCGCTCGAATCGACCATACTACTTTCCTTGGCGAGGGAGCGAGTGGCGATAGTACCAAGGAATCTGCGCCAAAAAGAAGGGGCCCGAAGGCCCCTGAAAAAGATCGGGGTCCTGGCCGACAGTGGGAAGTAAGAGCCAGGACCCCGGGGGCTCAGGCAAACAAACCAGCGAAAACCCGAGCCGTGAGCCTGCCTACTGGGGGGCTACCGTGGGAGGACGGTGCTGCAGGCTCGCCCCGACCTTACTCTTGCCGACGCGGATAGGTCAACAGCCTATCTGATCCGGTGTATGAAAAACGCTGTCTCCCCAGTTTCCGTGGACACGTCTGTGGAGTCGCTGACGTCAGCGCGCCATCGAACGACCTCGCCTGCTGACAGGCTGATAATGCCCGCTGCCGACAGCCCACCGCCGCCACTCGTCTCGCGCTGGTAGTCCTGGCCACGGATTGGCGGGGCCGGCTCTATCCACGTGCCGGAGCCCTGATCTCTCTGAATGAAGGCAAACGCCCGAGAGCGCGTTGCCCCTCCGCTGCCGTCGTCGTTAATTGGCATGTTAAGGCTAACATGATAATAGCCGGCGTCGGTGACAGTAACCTCTCCAGAACTCAGCGCATAGTTGGCGTCCGGGTCAAACGCTTCCGAATCGAAAACGAGCGTGGCCTCGGTAGTGCTCAGATTCTGCGAGCCGGTGATCTCAAAGCCGGCTGGCTTTGCATCTACCCCGCTGCCAAGGGCGGCGATGGCCTGCTTCACCCGCTCGGGGCTCCACGTGCGTAGTGCCGTCTCGGTGCCCGCTTCGGCCTCTACTTGGGTGACATCGGGGGAGCTGATGGAGACCCAGGATGTGCCGTCCCAGCGCACCATGTCGCCAGTGGTCCCGACAGGAAGGACCTGCCCAGTCCCCTTCAGCGTCTGAAGGTACTCGGCAATCCACCGTGCATCTACTTCCTCAAGCGCCATGAGTACCTCAAACGGTCTCCGTTAACATACCAGCGCACAATCTGAAGATCGACCAGCGGTCCCGACATGGCGCACAGGGTTGAGCAGAAGGGGGCGGTCTTGTACTCCATAACATTGCCGCAATGGTCGCACCGTCGTTCGTCTTCAGGCGGCGCGCTCTTCCTCATCCCCGGCGGGCGAGCTTCTGCTCCGCTTCGATGATCTGCAGGTACTCCTGCTGCATGCGCGTGTTGCCGTTGGCGTCTTTCGGGCCCTTCCAGTATTCGCTGCCTTGGCTCTTCATGGCCGTCTCAATGACGTCCTTGCGTGCCTGCATTGACTCCACCGTGGGTGCGTCCAGGCCGGTCAGGGTGCCTACGGGGTTCAGGTCGCGAGCGGTCTGCGCCAGCCACTGCATGATCTGGGGATCGTTCCCCAGGATGTTGCCGTCCAGGCCCCGGGCGGTCAGCAGCTTCTCGCTCAGCTCTTCCCCCAGCAGGTTGCCAATGGCGTTGATGTTGGGCCGGTAGTCGCTCTGCCAGGCCATGCGTAGCTCGTCCACGCCCGCCTGCTTAAACGCCCGATCCGCTTCAATCTGCTGGGAGGCCTCCTGCTCGGCCAGGTCCGCGTACCAGCGGATCGCCTCGCTCGCTTGAGCCGGGTTCAGGTTGGTGGCGTGTGCAACGTCCTTGATGAACGACTCCACGATGCTCTCGTCGCCCTCTGGAAGAACTCTGCCATCCAAGTCCAGGTCGTAGCCCTCGGGCTTCAAAGGGATACCATTCTCCTCGCGCCATGCTTGAACCTCCTCGTCGCTCGCATCAGCAGCAAGTTGACGGCGCAGCTGGCCGGCAGACATCTGCTTACGCAAACCCAAGAAGGCCTCGGCCATCTTCTGCGGGGACGTGTACCGACTAAGGATAGACAGGCCGGCCTCGTCATCACCGGCCAACTGTGCGGCCCAGTCCTCTGGGAACCCGGCAGGAGCGTCAGTGCTGACCTCCTCGGTTCCGTCGATGGGGCCAACATCACCCTCTGCAGTATCAGTGGTCGCCTGATCACCCGCTGGGAGATCAACGTCGGACTGGGCGGAAAGGTCTACATCGCCACCGTCCATAGGATTTTCAACAGCCGCTTCTGCCATGGGTTACGCAGCCTCCCCGTCTGAACACTGATTAGCCTGCAGCACCGTGGTGCGCATCTTGTGGGCGATGCTATCCACGTCTACCGGGTAGGACTGTCCGAGCAGCGCGTTAGCCGCAAGCACATGTTCCAGCGCAGACTCGTAGTGTGCGCGGGCTTTTTGAACCGTGGTGCCGCCGGGCGCGGGGCCGGCGTTAGCCTCCAGCTCCTCAACCCGTTCGCTTAGCGCCTCTACCTGCTCTTGCAGTTGGGCCTTGGTCGCCATCTTCTGTCACCTCCATCAGCGCGGTGTAGTTGATCCGGGTGGTCTTCACGATCTGGGAGGCAACGTAACGCTTCCCCTCCGCGAAGGCCGTCAGTCGGTCGCCATCATAGCCAACATTGAAGCTGAGGTCATAAGCCCCACAAACGTCCTCTATGATGGTTTTCATGGCCAACTTCTGCTGATCCGCGTCCGCTTGTCCGTTTATGCACGCCTCAATGGCTCGGCCCTTGGCAATGTTGGGCCTGCCGGCTGCGTCTTTGCCACCCCAGTCGAAGGGCCGAAGCGCGGGCGGGGGCGTTTTGCTCAACCAAGGACCCCAGCGACTTGTTGTGCGGTCTCAAGGTCTTGCTGCATTTCGGACTGCGCCTGCATCTCCGCAACTCGCTGCGCCTTCTCGCGCTCGGAGACGGTCCAGTCGGTGGGAGCACCCAGGCCAATCAAGGCGTCCTTGAATGCCTCGTGGAAGTCCAGCTCGGCGGCCAGCGTAGTGTCTGCCTGCACAGCCTGTTGGAGCAGGCCCAGGACCTCTTGGAACTGAGCGGTCTTCTCCGCGTCCTCTGCTGCCTGTAGGGGCGTCTCGAACTGGAACTTTACTTCCTTTCCGCGCAGTGCCTCGGGCAGGGTGTCCATCGGGCCGAAGCCGCCGAACTGCATGATTAACTCAAAGGTCGAGTCGCACAGGGCGAGGTTGTACTCGTCCTCCATGGGCTCGAACAGCGGCAGCGCCTGGCGGATGTATTCCTGAACGCGTTCACGAGTCTCGGTGGCCGTCATCTGGTGACCCTGCATCGGGGGCAGCGAGATCTTGTTCAAATAAAACGCTTCCTTCATCGCGAGGTTGATGTCGTCTCGTATGTTGAACGCAACCGGGAAGGCACCCTTGTCCTGAGTGATAGGCCTCAGCGCCTGGCCAAGGCGCTCGTCGTAGTCCTGGTCCACCCAGGTAATCCCGCCGGCAAACAGCTGCACGTCGGATCTCACCACGTTGTCCGTGGCCACCATGGGCGGGTTGACATACCGCTCGCCGGCCTCTAGCAGCGTCAGGGTGATCGCCTGGATTAGGCGAGCATCAGGCAACGCAACCATCACGGCGGGGCTGTGCGCGTACTGGGACCCGCTGTGCGCCCACCGGGGAACGATGTACTCGAAGCGGTCCATGGGGATCGCCTCCATGACGTGCTCGTTCTCCACGTCGATGTGCAAGGAGACGTACTTGCGCCGCCCCTCGGGGTCGGGCATCACAACGTGCCGGCACTCAATCTCGCGGTGCCTGCCTTGCTTGTGGCCACCCTCCCAAGCCTGAAGGATCTTGGGGTGGAGCGTGGCACCGGGTTTCTTGCCGAACTTCTCGATCAGCTGGTCAATGCGCGGCTTCCACTTGCGGTGTATCGTATCGACATCCCCGCTCACGTTCTCCTGCCAAGCGCAGTCCTTCAAGTGCCAGGTCTGGTACAGAAGCCCATCCAGATCGCCGTTCATAGTGATCTGCATCACGCACTGGCCAAAGGTGGAGAAGTCGTTGTCGGCCAGCTTGGCGGCACGCTGAAACTTTGCCCGCCGGTCTTCCATGATTCTGAACTGCACGTCGCCGGCATAGTCGAGCCATTCGCGTGCCTCGTGGTTTTCCCACTCCTCTCGGGCGGCTCTCAGCTTGAACCACCGGCCACGGCGTAACATAGAGGACAGGGAGTCGGCCAGGTCTCTGCGGGCCAGGACGGGGGCGCTTGTCATGAGGTGCGATGCGAACTCGTCCCCAAGGTCACGCGTGTAGGTGAAGTTCGCCCGCTCAGGGTAGAACTGCTCGGCCACCTCCTGCCACAGACTGTCCAACGTCGCCTTGTCGCTGAACAACTTGTTGCCCAGCCCAATGACTGTCTTGGCGTCGTCCATTACAGGCCCCCGAGTCTATCGTCCTCGGACAGGGTGGTCACACGGGGGCGGGGCCGATCCTTGGCCGCCCTGGTGAGTTCCGGCTCATCCTTCAGGACGGCATTGCGGGCAGCACCCGGATCGTTAGGGCGCTTGCGCTTGTGGAAGATTCCCATGCCCAATAGCTTAGCCATCAGACACCTCCAAGGCGGAAGTCATCCTCGCCCAGGAGCGTATTGTTCAGGGCCGCCCTGCGACGTCGGCGGGCCTCGGGGCCCTCGTCAGTCACCTGGGAGCCGCCGTACTCCTCGAAACCTTTGTCTTCCATAGCCTCACGGGCCTTCTGTTTCTTGGACTTCCCCTGCTTGCCGGGGAGGATCTTGCGTGCGAGCTTACCCACCTAACGGCTCCCTGCTGTTGTCGGAAAGGATTGTGGAAATGCGCCCAGAAGCTCGACGCTTGTTTGCGTTGCGCCGCTTGTCAGCCTCGATCATCTTCATGTCGGGCATGGGCTTGACCGGCTCAGGCTCGGGAACCTTGACGCCTTTGAACAGACCTGCCATGGGGGAACTACCTCCTGCCACCAACGGATCGTCGTACTTGTGGTCGGGACTGTACCACCTTCGGTTTTGCTGCGGTAGTCTTCTTCCGAGCCACGGCGGGAAACAGCTCTGTTAGCGCCCAAACCATCGCGTCCAGCCTGTCCGGGGACTTGTCGCCCTCGTAGCCAGACATAGTCATCGCACACATCTGCTCCTCCAGGAAGGGAAACATCCCCGCGTGCCACACCTTCTGGGACTCGTAAAGCGCCGCGATAGGCTCTGCCCTGACCACCTTGCCTCGGGTGGCGGTGACCTTCTTGAAGGGGATGTCGGGACCGTTCATGCCGGAACGGGTCGCCCGTATGACCATTCCGACCATGTCCCCGCCGTAGTTGGTCTCACCCACCACCATGTCGGCATTGTGCCTATCGAAGGCCTCACACACAGCCTTGCCCCACTGCTCCGGTGCCGCCTTGAAGGTCAAATCCTCCAGGATGTAGGCCATGCCATCGATGCCCAGGCCGGCAACCACGATGCCAATCTCGTCACTGCGCTCGTCTTCCGCACCGGACGCCCCGGACGGGTCCACACCGATAACAATGCGCTGCATGTCGGGCAGCTGTTCCGGCGCTCGCTGCTGGTCCAACAGCTCCTCGGGCCAGAGTACGCCCTCGCCAATATCGCCGAACGCACCCTCATAGAACCGTTTGCGCTCTCTGGTGCTCAGCTGCAGGAGCACATTCTCTATGTAGTCGTCGGCCAGGTTCTCCTGGTTGTCCGTGGGGTTCATCTGAAAGCAGTTGAAGTCCTCGGGGCGTGCGTACTGCTGCCTCGTATCGGGGTTCAGCCGCTCAACGAACACCCGGTAGGTCCAGTGGCTCTTGGACGGCGGGTTGCAGTCGTAGTAGACGCGTAAACGCAGCTGGCCACCCAGCTGAGTATCCACTCGCTGGGCAAGACGGGTGAGTGACAAGTTTCTGGACGCCCAGGGGATCTGTGAGCACTCGTTCAGGAAGATGCTGGCGTACTCCTGTCCGAGGATTTTCTCAGTGCGATCTTTGTCGTCCAGGCCGGAGAACCAGACCTCAGAGCCGCCCGGCATCTTCGCGAAAAAATCGGTGCGGTCCAGTTGATAGCTAACGTCCGGGAAGCACAGCTTCATCATCTTCGGCCAGGTGTCGGCGATGATAGAGGTCTTGATCGCGTTGAACCGATAGCGAAAGACCGCATGCCGGCTACCAGGCGCTGCCAGGGCCCGAGTAGCGATGGCCCTGCAGATCACGAACGTCTTCCCAGAGCGGGAGCCGCCATAGAGCATGGAGTGCAGGGCGTCACCGCCCAGCATGTTGTTGGCCTTGACCTGGGCCTGCGTTAGGTGGAAAGCCTGCGCCGCCATGTTCGCCTGTTAATCACGTCCGCCACGCGTGTGCAGCTCCAGTCGGAGTAGACCGCCACAGAATGTGTGTCGATGCGGCAGCGCACCGCAGTGCCTGACGACTTCTGGAGTGGCTGGCCCTCCACTTTGGTCACTCTCGCCACAGAGCTGGGGTCCAGCCACAGGTCAGTCCCGACCTTGACCAGCCTCACAGACCTTCCCTTTCGTTCAGGGCCGCCTCGACAGCAACCATCACACGCTTCGGGGTCCAATTCGACTCCACCTGAGTACCGTGGGTCGTTTCGACCACACAGCGGATAGCCCGCCCATCAGGGCCCGTGCCGTCCGTGCGGCGAGCCGAAAAGAAGGTGTTCGCGTCAAAGTAGGTCTCGGTGTCGATTTTTGCGGGTACGGGTCTCAATCTGGGCCTCCTGCTGCCGGTTTATTGCCACATGTTCTCCCAGGCCCATGATGATCTCAACCATCGTAGATAGGTTTTGCCTATCGACTTGATGTCTTGCGATTGCTTTTATTTATGCTTCCCTACCCATCTCAGGGACGCGTTCCTGTAAAGCCAACCGGTGATTGCAGGCCCGGCGCTTGGCAGGGTCACGCTCATAGCATCCTTCCTCAAACCCCCTGGCGCAAATGATGCAGAACGGCTTCAGGCCGTCGAAGGTGGTGCTGTCCGAGAAAAACTCAGATCGTCGCTTGGTGACCTCGCAGGTTTGGCAGAGCTTCATCTGCTCCACAGGGAGGTTCACAGCGTCCGCAGCACCTGTATCGTCAGGTACGAGATGGCCGTGCCGACGACCAGCGCAATGAGTGTGGCGCTCGCGGCTCTCTCCAGCAGATTCATCATGCTGTTGTCACCAAGACGGTGTCGAATCTGTCCTGGTTATCCACATGTCGCCCACGGCGCAGCTGTCTCAGCTGTTCTGGGCTCACCACCACGCGGTGCGGTGGCTGCCCCTTTGCCAAGGAATAGTAGGCGATGAAGCCCCGCACGAGGGCGGGCGCATCGTCTCTCCTACTTGCTTCTGCCATATCGTTTTTTTCTCTTGCTGGCTTGTGACGTGCCTCGCCGGATGGCCTTGTGAGCGCGGTTGGCGCGGCGTCCCTGATACTGGGTCATAGGTGCATTATCCATACTGCTCTTTCATCTCCATGATCGTGCTCATAGGGTTGGCCCGGTCCTCCTCCTGCAGGGCCTCGTGCATCATTCCCTCAGCCGTGGCCGTGACGCAGTTGATCAGCGTGCCAGCCGTCAGCCCCTCGAACCCCAGGTCAACATGCTGCGTTTTCCCCTTCCCGGACACTTGGCAGTACAAAGTCCGAAGCGTCCGGTTCGCGTGATAGGTCAGGACAAACCCCGGCCACTTCTCGGAGAGCGCATCCTGCGCCCCGTCAACCGCCGACTGAATCCGAGTCGGCGATCCCCTCACCGGAGCGTTGTTCTCCTTTTGAGTCACAGCAGTTTGGCGTCCGAGTCGTCCAGCTTCACAGTCACCGGCTCTCCGCCGGCACCAGTCAGCTCGCGGCGGTCGGAGTAGCCAGCGTGGTTCTTGAGCCAGAACAACGGTCCCGTGACATTGGACCCGTACAGCAAGCGCCGCTCGACCACGGTCTCGATCCGCAGCCGGGCCCTCTCTATGACCTCGGCGAATCCCTCCGCCCCAGCGTAGGAGTACCACGCCGTCTTCGCCACGCCGCAGAACAGAATCAACGAGCCAATCGTCGGTTGCTCGTTGTCTTCGTCCTCGAAGAACTCGTCGATTCGAGCCTCCAGGATCTCAGGTGATTGAAAATATTGGGCTTTTTTTGGCATTACCTGAACGCGTTCCTGAGTGTTGACTTTGGGGAACGGGTGTGGGACAATTCTATCTGCCGGGGCAATCCCGCGCAAGTACAACCTCTACGGAGATGATCATGACCGATACCCGCCTCTTCCGCACCATCGCATTCCGATCCAAGCAAGGCCTCGTCAAGGTCTTCTGGGGATTCAACCATCACCGCCGGGCCGCTGAATGGGCCGCCCTGCCTGCTTTAGAGGGGTGTTGACTTTTTTTAACGCTTCCCTCATACTTCCTCCTGAGCCCGCAAAACAAACCAAGGAAACACAATGGAAATTTTTACTAACACAGATCGCACGTATGCCACTTACGCTCGGGCAAAGAAAAGGGCGCTCGCGCTTGAAGAGCGCCACCTCGCAATCAACGGTGAGGTGATTGGTGCGCCGCCCCGATTTGTTATTGCAACTAACGAAGCAGGTCGGTTCTACCCGGTGTTCATCGGCCTCAGCACGGTTGATTTGATACACGCTGGCGCGTGCGTGGCCAATTAAAGTAGGGACACGGGAGAACCAGAAATGAAAAAGCGCGATTTGTTGACGCACGTTGGGCTGGAGGTTCTATCGAATCACGGCTACAGCATGGAAGAGTCGGTAGCCTACCTTGAGGAGCTGCGGCGCTTGCCGAAAGCTGAAATCTCGGCAGAGTGGCGACGACTGCGCTCATGCCGGCCATTACCGAAAGGGAGGCAGTGAGCGCATGAGCCGCCGAGTAGACCCTCAGATTTCCTCGGGAGCCATGAGCGCCCAACCCTGCTGCGGCCCGGCCTCTATCTCGTTGGCGTGCGGCATTCCGCTCGGGGAAGCGATGCTCGCCGTGCAGGTGGCGGGCGGGTACGTGTCCCCACGGTGGCGGGGGGCCGTGAAGGCAGTCGCCCACCTGGAGACGGCGATCAAAGCCGTAGGCTGGTCCAGCAAGCGCATAACGGACGGGCGCGGCGTCACACTCAGGTGCTGGGTGGACGAGTTCTCTCGCCCCAGCGGGGTGTACATCGTCCGCACCGGGAACCACTTCCAGGCTGTAGTGAGGCAGGTTGTCAGCGACCAGCAGCAGCAGCTGAGGCACGCCGACGACTTCTGGGGAGCGCGCAAACGCGTAACCCACATTTTAGAACTGAAGGAGAAGGCATAATGGATAACATAGACATCAAGCACGCGCAGTGGATCGTCGAGCGCACAAAACAGCAACTGCAGGATGCGCGTCTCGCCTTGCGTCTTATCCAGGTCGGGAAAGATCTGTCCACTGCTTCCTCCCTGCTCGAAAGAACCGCACGTAAGGCGAGCGAGGTCGCGAGGAATGCGGAACATCTCGCGGGAGAGACCGAAAGGGAGGTAGTGAGCGCATGAGCAGACCGAAACGATGGAGGGACTAATGGACAACTACCGAGCGGTCGCACTGGCCGAAGGCTTCGAGGAAGACGTCTCCGAGGAGGAGTACATCGCCGGCTACCAGGAGCTGATCAATAGCGGAGTCGCCTGGCGTCTCGAAGGATCTGTCGGTCGCGCTGCGATGGACATGATCGAGGCCGGCAAGTGCATGCTTGGTGAGGAGGGCCACCGTGACTACTGGGGCAACTACGTCCCCTCCCGTCACGAGGTCCTCGCCGGAACCAAGGGCTCCCCCGAATACGTTCAGGAGAGATCATGAACAAGCCTGACGACGGGGACAGAGTAATCGTTGTCCTGGTGGATGACAAGGAACACCACGGGACCGTGGACTGGGTCGGTGCGGCCCAGTTCGCGGTGGAGCTTGACGATGGATGGCCGCGTCAGCTGATCCTATTCACCGAAGCCTGGAGGCCGGAATGACAACATTAGAAGAGTGGGGGCAGTCAATAGGGTTAGTTGCCCCCCCTTCTTAAACAGCGGGCTTCTTTTAGCCCAGCGGGTGGAGGCGCACATATCGCCCGCAGCAGGAGGCTCTCAGGCGTGGCAGGCAGCTCTAAGTGCCCCCGGCCTTGGTTCCTTCCGAGCGCGATCTCGGTTGAGCTGATCCTGCCGGCTGGCCCACGTCACGGGCCCCTCTTCTTGAGGGTTTGAGGGGTGTTGACTTTTCCTAACACTTCTTTCATACTTCCTCTCGAACCAGCGGAGAACAACATGACCAACTACACGGGAGTCCAGACCGAGATCATCCAGGAGCATCGGACTGCCAATCACCGCTGCATCGTGATGGAGGCCCCGCTGCGAACGAAGCACGAGCACTGGATCGTCGCCATCGAGCGCCTGGACAAGCCTGGGGGCCCCGGCCTGAACTGGGTCCGGGTGTCTGACCGCGAGTTTGAAACTCGGAGTGAGGCCATCGACCACTACGCCAAGTTAACCCTTGGACTCTTTTACACGCACTTCTAACGAACAACCAGCAACGGGGCCTTCGGGCCCCTAGGGACAAACCAGCATGAAAGACCTGATTGACTTCCTCCAAAAGGCTGCCGACAAGTCCAGCTTCGCGGCCAGCCTATCCAACTTCTACGCCCGAAAGGGCTACCTGACCGAGAAGCAGATCGCTGCCGCCGAGAAGATGAAGGCCAAGTGGGAGGCCCCGCGCAAGGCTGACGCCAACGTGGCGGGCAACGGGCTGGTCGCGCTGCAAAGCGCCTTCGCCAACGCCAAGGCCTCCGGCCTCAAGCGCCCCAAGCTGAGGATCTCGGACGTGGCCTTTTCCCTGGCCCCGGATCACGGGCGCAACGCCGGCCACATCTACGTGAAGCTGACCGGAGCGATGGGAGCCGAGTACGGCGAGTACCAGGGCAAGATCAGCCCCGAGGGCGACTTCTTCAAGGTACGCAACGCCTACAGCCTCATCGAGGACGTGGTTAAGGGCTTCGGGTCTGACCCCCTGGCTGCGGCCATCGTCCACGGCAAAGAGTCCGGTGAGTGCGCTTGTTGCGGGCGCGAGCTGACTGACCCCAGCAGCATTGTGAAAGGCATCGGCCCAGTGTGTGAGAAACGCTGGTTCCCGGATGGATCAATCGACAAGGCCGCTTCGGCGGCCTAGGGAGACAAGAGATGAGTAATTTACCGGACAGTGTGAACGCGGGTGATCCGGACGCCCCTTGGAACGCGCCAGACATCAATGATAAGTGGCGCTGGTTCCAGGTGAGCGTGGAGTTGGACGTGTTCACGCAAACCGAGGATGACGTCCGAGACATAATTGAAGGCCTCACCAAGCTGGGGACACCCAAATGGTCCTACGACCAGAAGAAACTCTGCATCAGTGTGGACGATGTGAAAATTTCATCAGAGGAGGAGTTGTGATTCAGACTCAAGATGCCGTGGCGTTTGCCTCGATGGCACACGCGGGGCAGGTGCGGAAGTACACTGGCGACCCCTACATCGTTCACCCCATTGCGGTGGCGAAAGCGGTCCAGGAACTGGGGGGTGACGACGCCATGGTGGAGGCAGCCCTGCTGCACGACGTTGTCGAGGATACCGACATCGAGCCCATCGACGTCACGCTGGCGTTCGGTGAGGACGTTAGCATCCTGGTGGTGGAGCTGACCAATATCTTCACCAAGGAGCGGTTCCCGCAACTGAGCCGGGCCGAGAGGAAAGCCAGGGAGTGCGACAGGCTCTCCAGGATCTCCGACCGGGCCAAGCTGATCAAGCGATGCGACATCGCCCACAACGCCGGCTCGATAATAGCGCATGACCCACAGTTTGCCACAGTCTGGTTGCCCGAGGCAGCCGCTCTGATGGAGGTGCTGTAGGGGGTGTTGACTTTCCCTAACGACATGTGAGAACATGTCCCTGTAGCCGAAGTATCGAGCTAATCCAACCTCAAACCAGGAGATGACATGACCTATCTTTGCGAACTCCCAGCACCAGATCTGCGTAAGGCGATCCACGTCTGCATCCAGGCGCGGCGTCCGGTGATGCTTCACGGTGAGCCCGGCATCGGTAAGTCTGACAACGTGCGTCAGATTGTCGAGTCCATGCAGGGCCTCATCATCGATTTGCGGGCCAGCCAGATGGACCCGACCGATGGCAAGGGTGTCCCCTTTGTCCAAGAGGGTCGGACCCGCTGGGCCATCCCGGATTTCCTGCCAAGCCCCGAGCTGGCAGCTCAGTACCCGATTGTTGTGATCTTCCTCGACGAGCTGAACAGTGCTCCCCTGATGGTTCAGGCGGCTCTCTACCAGCTGGTCCTGGACCGACAGCTCGGTGACTACGTCCTGCCGGATAACGTCCACATAATCGCAGCGGGCAACCTGCAGTCTGACCGGGCGGTGACCAACCGGATGTCCACCGCGCTCGCTGACCGATTCTTCCACCTGAAGCTGGGCGTTGAGAACGCGTCCTGGGAAAACTGGGCGCTGGGCTTCGAGGGTCTGGACCAGGAGAAGCTGGAGATCATCGACCCCATCGCGAGCCTCCCGCTGCACCTCGCAGTGATTGGCTACCTGAGGCTGCGTCCTGAGGACCTGCACCAGTTCGACCCGAAGTCGGGGGAACTCAGCTTCCCGACGCCACGAGGCTACCAGTACGTCAGCGACGTGCTCAAGGTCTGCGAGGCCACTGGGGTGAACGGAGCCATCGAGTCCGCCCTCCTGGCAGCCAAGCTTGGCGAGTCAGCCGGCGGAGGCCTGGCCGGATTCCTGAACATCTTCAGGGATGCGCCGAGCCCGCTGGAGATCCTCAAGGACCCGGCAGGGTTTGAGATTCCCGACCGGCCCGACCTGAACTGGGCTCTGTCCGGTGCGCTGGCACAGCGAGCGACCCTGGACAACTTCGCCGACATCATGGTCTACGCGAACCGAGTGGGAGCGTCGAGCAAGGCCGGCAAGGAGTACGAGGTCCTGATGGTGGAGGGCTCGGTAGCGCGGAACCCCGAGCTTCGGGAGACCAAGGAATACTGCGACTGGGCCATCCGGTTCGGCAACGACATCATTTTTTCAGACTAGGAGGAACCATGACCAACAACGTAATCATCGCAACGCTCAAGATCAGCCAGTGGTATCCGCGTAAGTACGACGCCAAGGCGAGCCGCAAGGTCGCCGAGCTGTTTGGGCAGAGTGCCGCCAGCGAGCTGGGCCGATTCAACAAACTGCTGATCAACATCGACTCGATTAAGCCGCTGCAGAAAGCGTGTCGCGCAGTTCGGGCAACGCACTACGACATGACCACGCCCTGGACCGACAACGGTCAGCGTGCCCTGCCGGTGGCCCTGTACAACGATTACTGCAAGGTGATCGCCGAGGCCAAGGCCGAGGTTGACAAGCTGGCCGACGAGTTTGCGCTCGGCACCTACGCGCTGCAGCGCGAGCAGGCTGCGGTTCGGTTGGGCGAGCTATTCAACCCAGAGGAGTATCCCTCAGCCGCCGAGGTGCGGGCAAGGTTCGGTGTCGAGGTGAAGTTCGCCCCGGTCACCGACCCGGACGTAGTCCGGTGGAAGCTGCCACAGGCGGACGCCGACAAGATCATCGCCGACGTGAAGGCGGATCTTGAGAAGACCACGGCAGCCTCTCAGGAACACGTTGTCCAGACTGTAGTGTCTCGGGCGAAGGAGTTCGTTGAGAAGCTGAAGAAGTGGGAGGACGGCGACGCCAAGCACCTCCACGCAACTGCGGTGGAGAACCTGCGGGACATCACCGACCTGGTGGCCAAGGGTCTCAACGTGACCTGCGACACCAACCTGACCGACATGGCCGCTGAGCTGGCCGACCGGATTCAGGACGTCCACATCGATCAGCTGAAGCACGGCGAGGCCTTGCGGAAGCAGAAGATGCGCGAGGTGGACGCGGTGCTTGACCAATTCTCGGGGGTGTTCCCGTCATGAGCAGCGAAGCGAAAGCAATCCAACAGGTAACTCGGGCCAGGTCCTTCCTGGTCCAGAACTACCAGTTGTTCGGCAGCCTGGCGCTGCGACAGAAGCTGGTCTCCACGGAGGTGCTGCCGGGCGGAGCCTTCAACCACACGATGGCGACTGACGGTAAGCACATCTTCATCAACCCCGAGTGGACCCTGGAGCGGAGCAAGGCCGAGCTGGTCTTCCTGGTGGCGCACGAGGCGCTGCATCCGGGGTTCTGCCACCACCTCAGACGAGGTGACCGGGACCCCGAGCGATGGAACATGGCCTGCGACTTGGCGATCAACCCGATCCTGGTCAAGGCTGGCCTGACCATGCCCGAGAAGGGCTTGCTGGACTGGCAGTACGCCGGAATGAATGCGGAGGCGATCTACAACCTTCTTCCTGAGAGCCAGGCCGAGGAGGACGGGGAGGAAGAAGGGCGCGGCCAGGGAGCCGGTGGTGAAGGCCAGGAGGGCGAGGGCCAGCCCAGCGAAGGTGGCGGAGAGAGCACGGCAGGCGCTGTGGGAGACGCTTTCACCGACGATGCCCGGGGCCAGGTGATCGACTCCACGACTGCCGCGTCGCCCGCTGAGCGGTCTGCCGAGGAGCGTGAGTGGAAACTCGCGGCCAGCCAGGCTGCACAGTTCGCGCCGGCAGGCTCGGGCAAGGGCATGTTCCAGGACACTTTGAAGGCGGCCAATGAGGCTGTCTTGGACTGGGGCGAGATCATGCTGCAGTGGCTCACGCAGACCACGCACGAAGACTACAGTTACGCCAGGCCTAACAAGCGGTTCGTTGCGCAGGACATGTACCTGCCGAGCCGACACTCTGAGGACCTGTCGCCATGGTTGTTCATCATCGACGTGTCGGGCAGCCACATGCGCGCCGCGCCGAAGGCCATCGCTGAAGTTGAGCGGGCCATGAACGACCTCACCCCGGAGTGGGTGGATGTGATCTTCCACGACG